AAAACTTGTGTACTAATACAGTGATAGATAAGAGCACTCGTAGTGGTATTATAAGAAACAATTAAATCTACTTTTCCGGTAGGGGAGTTGACATTATTCTCGTCATTTATAAACCAATATAGAGTTTCATTAACTCCATCTTCGTAAGCTCCAATCGTTTTTGCCGCACCACTTAATATGTCATTGTTATATTTTACTTCGGTAAGGACACTATTTCCTTTAGAATTTTCTACCGCCCCAATCTCAGTAGTTTCGGTAGACCCTAATCGCACATTTAAAGCATCAATATACTGTCCTGGTGGAATAAGTCTTTCATCCACCGACTTATTCATTTTACCCGCTATAAAATTTGTTGATGTTAAAGGCATATTATTTTATCCATTTATCCTGGCCTCTTAAATTCATTAAGAGTCTTCCAGGGTGTATATTACTTAATCTTAGTTTAGCATTACGAAGCAAAGATGATTTATCTTTTCTTGCTCGGTTAACTACATATTCTTGAACCCCGTATCTACCATTCAAAATAGCAAACTTAATATATGAATATATAAAATCTTCAAATAATTTATTTACACTTACATTGGCGTCATCACCATTTTCCATACCATCTGAAACATATTCTAATACTACCATTTTTCCAGACATAACTGAATTAAAGTTAATAACACCTCCTTTTTTGTTGATACTAAAAGTAGGGTTTATATTTGCGGTTTCCGTATTTAATCCAAACCTATCACCAATACGGTAATCAAAATACCACGTGCCATTTATAGACCATCCTTCATGACCATTATATTCACCATCCCCTAAATACATTGTTTTCTGTTGTTTATCTAACCTTTGTTTATCCCAAAATGAATTATGAGGCTTTAAAACATTTCCATCAATATCAAAAAGAATTCGGCAATCATGATCTTGTAGATACGCCCCACTCCAATTAGTTTGGATATTCTCAGTTAAAGGATATAATACCCCATCTTTTTCCCAGGAAATTCTCACCCAATTAACATAATCTTGAGGTAATACAAATCTTAGCTGATCACAAACAGTAAGTTCTAATATCTTTATTTCTTTCATTGCGTCATAATTCAATTCTTGAATTCCTCTTTTTGCGTGAAATAAAACTTGATATCTATTTACGTTATTAATAATTTCATTATTCCCTTGGAACATTAACATAAAATTATTTACAATATCTTCTAAAGAAACATATTGATAAGAACCCCAGTTAGCATCCGTAGGTACAGTTTGTCCGTTTTCATAATATTGATAATCTGTTATATATGCCATAATTAACTACTTTCTGTTAGTTCGTTACCTTCTTCTGTTTTTCCAAAGTTATACACCTCTGCTTCTCTAATTTCTATTCCTACATACTGACAAATCTTAGCAATCAAAGTAGGCTCATCTGATTCAGGTAATTCAAATTCTTGAAAATCTAGTTGAGAGGGATCAAACTGTGGTTCCCCTACTGATAGCGTTATCCATGTCCATCTTGGATCCAATGGATATCTAATATATTGAGTCCGTATGGCTGCTCGTTGTGTTATAGTTGAAGGATATACTGTTGCTCCATTACCCTCTAATACATAAGCTGGATAACTGGTAGTAGGAGCAGTAAGCATGGAATTAGTTAAATAAAATATTTTACTTTGATTTACTCGTTCTACCTCTTTAATTTTAGTATTATTATAGATAACGTAATCATTTCCTATAACTGTGAAAATATCCGCGCTTAATGTCAGGGTAGTGGAATTTATAACTCCTGTTATGTAAGCCTCCGCAAAAGTAGCGGTGTTAACCACTATACTACCAATAGGCGGCGTCGGAGATCCGGCTGGAATAGTTGTCCAACCTACCGCTGCGGAATCTATTAATTGATTAGCTACTACAGCTGTATTATCTCCTGTAAATAAAGGATCTGAATAATAATATAGCTTATTAATTAAATAATAATCTGGTGGCAGGCCGTAGACATTATTTATTCCATTATTAACTAAAAATCTACTGTCAGAAAACGAATCCATTACTTCTACCAATCCTTTAATTATATCAGCATATCCCGTTCCAGACATTCTGGCGTTTTGCTTATTAATCCAATTATTATAGGAATAAAAATAATCTTCAAATAAATCTAATTGTGCTTGTTTAGCATATAGATTAAAATCTGATTTTGATATATATCCATAATTATTTTTATTAGCTATTGCTAATACCGTATTTCGCACTTCATTGATCGATGCTGCCATATTACATAAACATTTTTACAAAGATAACAAAAAAAAAGAGGCTTACTTTTTTTGTAAACCTCTCTTTTAAAATGTAAATTAATACTCTATGACCAAGTAAAAGCGCCTGCCCACTGAATACCTTGAGTACCAGTGGATACCGTTAAAGGCATCGTTTCCGAATTAGTAGTCCATCGAGATTTCATAATTTCAGTTGCAACTTCTTTAAACTTAATAAAGTAAGCATCATCAGTTACAGTGTCCCCCATGCTAATGGCTAACTTATCATTGGTAGATCCTAATTTTTTATAATGAACAGTAACCTCTCCGTTAGAAGCATTACCTCTAATTTCAGTAGCATTATCTAATCTAACTTTAGTTGCTCCTTGTGAACCTCTATCTGATAAAATAAAGAAATCATCACCTACAAGAATTCCAAAGTTAGTTCCTGCTAAGACAATAGTAGTATCATCCGTTACCGAAGCTACCGTATAATTAAGGTTAGTAGTTTCATTACAAACTATATCTCCTCTTTTTATATTTTCTGTAAACTTAGCTCCTGATAATACACATTTAGAAACATCAGCTGCTGCTATAATAGAATATGCTGAGCCACTTGCTGACAAACCACCTGTTCCGGTAGCTGGGAGTCCTGGACCTACAATACTTAATACAGTATCACTATCTACAGCTGTTACTTTACCATAAGATCTTATAGCAAACGATCCTACAGCTGTAGTTAATACTGCATAGTCTCCTACACTAACTGAAGTTACAAAGTTTTGACCTGACTGAGTTAGCTTTCCTTCGGTAGCCGCATCAGTTGTACCTGAGTCTGCCGCAACTGCATTTGTTGCGGTAGAACCTGGATACAGTTGTATCGGTAAATTAATATATCTTTCCATCTTACTTAGGCTACTGCTATTGCACTCACCGCTTTAGCTGGCACCCATGCAAATGCAACATCGGTCCAAGAAGTTTTTAAAGCGGCTTCCATAGCGTTTTGTATTGAATCTCTCATCTCTAAAGTAGTATCTACTGTCGCATGAGTCATCGTTAATGTGTTAGCACTATTATAAGTAATAGTAGTTTTTGTTGTTGCGTTAGCTCCTGCTGGATCTCCAATAGTTACCGCAATTACATCGGCACAGCTTACAAGCATGTCCGTTTCTCCTGTTACAGGAGTGTCTAAAAATTTGTCCATAATTAATAATTTTAATGGGTTAATAAAGTGCAAAGATAACAAAAAAAAAGCACCTTTTTAAGGTGCTCTCTTTTTTACTCTTCTTCTTTCTTAGGTTTCTTTTTAGAAGGTTTTTTACTTTCTCCTTTTAAAATTCTATTAAGAAGTTTATATGTTTCTATACCATCATCGGTTTGCATATAAGAAGCTACAATATCTTCCGGCTCCTCTCCAAAAGGAACGGTAAGCATTTTAGTTTTATTAGTTGGAAGGTTAAAATAAACATCTCTCCGTTTATTTTTACAGCTTAATAAATTACTCCCAAAAAATTGAGACACATCATCATATATCTCTAAAGAAGGATCATTTAACATATCAATAAATTCTCCTGGATTATTACGAGAGTATACTAACATATCTCTTCGTAGTTCGGCAGTACTTCTTTTATCTGCTTGTGATCCAAATAAAACTCTGGAAAGTCTTAATAGTGTATTTAAATCTAATTCTTTTGCTAAAATTTGAGCGTCTAAAATTATTTCTTCTACCTCTAAGTCTTGAGCTGCATCTTTAGCGTGATTAACCTCTTCAAACACGTTTCCATTTTGAGGATGATAATAAAGAAATTGTTGAAGAACTTGATTTCCTCTTTCTACATTTAAAAATCCGTCTTCAAAAACGATAGGTTCCATAATTGCATTTCCATCTTGTTCATCTTCAAAAGGACTTTTTTGATTTCGCGCATAACGTAAAGCTCGGTTAGTACCGGTAGATTCATCAAAATAAAGTAAAGGACTGCGTTTGTTGTGATGAGATGAAAGCATAAATGCTAAAGGAGCGCTGTTCCTTAGTAACTTGTACTGCTTGGCAACTGCTGTGCCTGGTTTATTCTTTTTCATTGTATTATAATTTAATTAAAGTTAAAAAAAAGGGGAGGAGGTTAGTCCTCCCCTCAATTGATTATGCTTATTAGTCTCTAAATAAGAAGAAGTTGTTTGCACCTAAAGTACAACAAGCTCTTTCAGATAAGAAGTTAACTTGCATCTTGTCTACTGCAGACGTTCTTGCTCCACCAGCTGAACCAGTGATCCAAGTTTTGTAACGTCTGTCTTCAGTTTCTGAAGCTCTATATCTTACATGTAAGAATGGACGCTTAGCGTTCTTACCTAAGATTTGGTCATATACAGTT